TCTTCCGCTTGAACTTGTACTTGAGGACGTACCACCCTTTGCAGGGAAGAACATCCCATCAAGCGCAGGCTTCAAGCTAGGGAAATCTTGTGGCTTTTATGAGGGATTGGCGCGGGGCGTGAAGATACCCTGTCACCTCGTTCCGCCCAAGACGTGGCAAAAGGGATTACCGGGCTTGGCAAAGACGTCAGGGGCGCAACGCAAGAGACTGCTCAAGGATCATGCGACCAGGCTATACCCTGACCTTGGGAAAGAGATAACCCTAGCGACTGCTGATGCCGTGCTGATTGCGCATTACTTTATTAACGAAACAACAAACAAGGAGTACCTTAAATAATTATGATAGGAAAAAAAACATGTAGTACTGATGAGAATGGCAAGCCAAGCCCCGGAGAGGTGCTTGAAGATTTCGAGCTTAGGGAACGACAAATCGACCAAGAACACTCCTTTGGAAGCTTCATTGATGCCATAAATGATGCCTATGACGCCACGCTTGGGGAGATGTTTGAGAAAAGTCCGATTGAAAGGATGGAGGCCAAGCAATCATTTGAGGATAGTAATAAGCACTTAAACCTTCATCCCAATATACTTGCGGCAAAAATGATTTGTACTTCTCTTGAGGCAATAGCAAGGCATCTCAAGGAAATCAAGCATCACAGGATGGGGATCAGCGAATACGATGAACCGACTTGAATGGTTATCCATGGAGTACGTCATTCCTCCATCAAACATCCTCAGTTACGTACAAGAATACGGAGTAATCTCGGATAATTGTTGGAAGCTAGACCAAGTCGCAAATGCGGATGAAGCTTGGTTATTCATTGTCAAAAATTGGAAGGACTTCACCTCCGTACACTCATGTGTTTTATGAAGGATTTACTATCAAAGATCGTTATTCATCTCTTGTTTCTAGCCGCAATCATCACCTTCGTATGGATGATCCTGGGCTTCGTGCTGACGTTGGGAGGGGCTAAGTAAACATGTCCAAGAACAAGGAAAAGAGGATACGATTTGCAGACGTTCCGAATACCATCTTGGATGAGTATTGCGAGCTACATGGCATGTCACCAAGCGCCGCACTTTCTCCACTTATTGTGGAGTATTTGCGGCATCCCTCGCGCGACGCGCGTCATTCCTTACGGAATGAATATACTATGTATAGCCACGTTGCCGCAGATTCTCCAAAATCACGGCAGAGCGAAAAGCCCAAACCCAAGCGCAAGCAAAAGACTTCATTACCCAAGGACTTCGATCCCCCGAGAGCAATTTCCGAGGAAGCGAAAGTCGACCACGAAAAGGCAGTTCGTTTTTTCAAAGCTCAGGCAGAGGCGAAGGATTACAAATACGTAAATTGGGAAAAGGCATTCGCGCTTGCCGTCAACGGATACCTCGTTGATAACTTTCCCCAAATCAAGCAAGCCCCGAAAATCAAGAACCTTTAACCTCGTAGCAGTGTGGATTATGATTTAGCCGAGATTGCGGTTCTCGCAAGCGCGATGCGTGATGCCACGGGCCGATCCTCGGCCACCGCATTGGAACATCTCACGGAGGAGGATTTCGGATCACCCGACAGGCAGCGCATATTCTCAGTCCTCTCGAAGCTCGCCCCTGCGTGCAACGACGTGGACGTGATGATGGAATTGCCGGAACTGAGCGACACGGTAAGCTTCATCTCTCAGCAGTATGGAGGCGGGAACGTTGAAAGATACGTTGACCATCTCATTGAACACAGGAACGTCAGGGCGGTAAACCGGGCATTGCTCTCCGCCCAGGATGGCGTGCTTACCGAGAAGAGCGCGGAGGAGATTGCATCTTCATTCAATGCAGAGGTTTCCAAAGCATTCACTTCTCGAAAGGGACAAGTCCACGTCAAGCAAGCCGTACAGGATGCTCATGCGGAATTTCTCGCTCAGGATGCGGGTGACTTCTCTGCCATACCCACGGGATTTTCACGCCTGGACTCGCATCTTGGTGGTGGATTGAAGAACGGATGCCTGTACGTGATAGGAGCAAGACCGGGCGTGGGCAAATCTGCGCTTGCGATCCACCTTGCCATGCAAGCCGCGAGAAAAGGAATCCGTTCATCCTATGCGAGCTTGGAGATGAGTGCCTCGGAATGCGCGGGCAGGTTACTTGCGAATGCAAGCGGAGTCCCTCGCCCGACCATGCAAGGCGCGCTAACCGCGCAGCACAAGACCAAGCTTGCCGATACCGCATCTTCCATGAAGGCATGGCCCATCACTTTCAAGGATGACAACAAGGCTACCTTGGAGGCATTCGGGGCGTTTTTGCAACAGCAACGCTTGGAAGGGGATCTTGGATTTGCAGTCATAGATTATTTGCAGTTGCTTTCGAGTCCGGGTTTCGAGTCCCGCACGCAAGAAGTCTCCCACATTTCTCGCAGTCTCAAAAGCATGGCTATGGAATTCGAGATTCCAATTCTCGCCCTGAGCCAACTAAACCGCTCTTCTGCCCGCGAGAACCGCAAGCCAAGTCTGAGCGATCTGCGCGAGAGCGGGAGCATAGAGCAGGATGCCGACAGCGTGCTTCTCCTGGACGTGGACAAGGAACTTAACTCAACTACCGACGTGGTATGGATGAACCTCGCAAAGAACAGGAACGGGGAGACGGGACAATCGTTTGCGGAGTTCGAGAAACCCCTCGGACGTTTCTCCACGCATATCGAGCCTCGGTTAAACGATAACGAACCCGTTTCTCCTAGCGAGCTTCCTTGGTAGACTACCGATAGCTACGGAATAGCACTTTAAAGTACCCTAGAAGGCCGCTCAGAGCGTTTTCATGTCTCAGGAGGGTGCGAGGTCACATCCACACCCCCACCCCCCCCCTTAAAGAGCCTTTACGGGAAAGCATGAAAGAAACTTGACAAGAACATGAGGAGCGCTTCTGAATCTCGTCCATGACAGATATATTCGCGCAATTTCATGATATTTGTAGCTTCGTTGCAACCGTGAGGGACGGGCAATTCGCATTCTCATACAGAAGCGATGACTTCGAGGATCGTTTCGGATCACCGAAAACCGTGGAGGAATGGTTTCACCCGGACGATGCGCAATACCTGGCCCAAGACCTCGAAGCGTTCGCATACGTCCGACTGCTCGAACAGGACAACGGATACATGCCCTACTTTCTCAGGTATCTCTATGCGGATGACACGCTATCGGGCATTTGCTTCCCCAAAGGTGACAATCTCCTCGGATTCGAGAACCTGACGCTTTGACGTCAAGGCGTCTCTCCTTCCCCAAACGGATACTCGGTCTTCTCCTTGCCCGCTTCCATCTCCTCGCGCGCCCGGCGCGTTTCCACGTTCAACGAGGTTTCCGCATCCACGATTGCCCGCCAACGGTTAAGCATGTCCACCGTATCCTGACCAAATATGTCTCTTATCTGCTCATCCGTCCCGTCCTCGGTTTGTTCATGCCACCAAATAGCCTCCTTCAAAGCTTTCAACATGGCGGGTTCTTCTTCCTCGCTCATGCCGTTTCTCCTTCCTCCTCAACGTAGCCGAGGTCAACCGATGGGCCTGCCTCAGTCACCGCGCCAACACTTAACTCGTGACGTTTCGGCGCGGGGTCAAACTCGCCACCCTTCGTGAAACGACCAAGGAACTTCTCGCGAGCTTCTTCCGGGCTATTCGCCTCAAGGCTTGCCCGCATGTCCTCACTGACCGTAAAGTATATAATATAGTTCCTCATGCCGTCTCTCCTTCCTTCTTCGCGTGTTTCTCCATGAATCCCTTGGCCTGCCCACGCAAGGCAATGCAGTAGCTCAGGAAATCCTCGTCCTCCGGCTTCTCGCTCTTCTTCAAGTCCTTGATCATGTCCTCCAGGCAACTCATGCCTAGCAGTTGTTCAATGAGGTCACACGCCTCATGCAGTTCGTTATTGTCCTTGTCCATATTGTCGTTCTTTCTCCTTAGTTATGTTATTCATTGCGCTCAAGCCCTTGAAAACGCCCCCGCGAGGAATGCAACCCCGCGAGGGCGCAGGACTAGAACAAAAGTTTAATCTTCAAGTTTCTCACCATCAATCGCTTTCCTCACTTGTCCGGCATCAATAAACCAATCGTCAACGCCCCCATCAAGATTGACTCCCCTTTCAGTCGCGGGCGCTCCATTGCTATAATCGCAACCGCCCGTCAAGGTTTTGACATAATACCTAGAGACAAACTGCCCCTTGGTTTCTCCATTGGGTTCAATTAAATCATGTTCATGCCTGAGATCCCAAAATTCAACCAAGGCATTTTCGCAATCATGTACCAAGCAAAAGTCTCTGCCGTATTTATCGCCCTTCTTTACAATACGAGATGCAAAGGGTACACCGTTTTCGTTTTCTCCGATTAGTTCAATGCTCATCCTTCCGCCCTCCCGTCTGCCTTGGCGAGTACCTCGCGCAGTTTCTCAAGTTCATAATCCGCGCCCGTTTCTCCTTGCCATGAACGCCGAGGCCGTCGTTTCTCCTTATCGTTGTCCTTGTTCATTGTCCTAGTTCCTTTCTGTTTGTTTCTCGATCAACTCCGCAATTTCCTTTGGGGTCACGTTACTAACGACCTCACACGTGCCATAGCCCGCATTGCCCACGATCCATATTTTGCTCCATTTCTCGCCATGCCTAGCATGGGGAAAAACAGAGGTCACGTACCTCGGGTTCACGTACACGTGTCCTTGCTTATCGACGTCATATATTCTGATCATAATCTCAATTTCTCCTTACCTTAATTATTTTCAACCGCTTTAACTATCATTCCCCAAGTCCAAACATGACCGCCTGCGTCTTCCCAAAGGTCAAAGGCTTCAGCCATCGGACTTGCTTGAATACGCACAAGACCATTGTCTTGAATAAATTTTTTCATTTTAATTGTCATTGTATATCTCGTTTCTCCTTACCTTGTTATTGTTAGTCCTAATTCCAATTGCTTCCCCCCACGCACACGCCTTGCACGCTTGCGTGGATCATCGGGCTGATTCTCAGCCTGTAG